TCAAGGCGCAGTACGATCCGTCCAGCATCTGGTACAAGCGGGACATCCTTGGGCAGCGGTGCGTGGCCGAGGGCTTGGTCTACCCCATGTTCAGCGCAGACCGCCACGTCCTGAAGGAGCCGGTGGAGACGGAGGGGGACTACTACGTGTCCTCCGACTTCGGAATTCAGAACGCCACGGTATTTCTATTGTGGAGGCGTGAGATGGGAACAAAGCGGTGGATATGCTTGCGGGAGTATTACTACTCCGGGCGGGACGAACGGCGGCAGATGCTGGTTTCTGAACTGGTAGACAGCCTTGAAGGCATACTGGACGGGATTAAGCCGAAACGGGTTATTGTTGACCCGTCCGCCGCTCCGCTCAAAGTAGAACTGCGTCGGCGCGGCTACTACACCCAGGACGCGAAAAATGAAGTCATGGACGGCATTTCTGACGTGTGCTCCATGCTGGGCAGTGACAATCTCGCGTTCATGCCCTGCTGCGAGAACACCATCAAGGAGTTTGGGGCGTACCTGTGGGACAGTAAGGCGGTGGACGCCGGGGTGGATGCACCGCTGAAGGAGAACGACCACGCGATGGACGCAGTACGGTACTTTGTCCGGACGATGCGCCTCGTGAAAAGGGCGGACGAAAAGCCATACACCCCGCTGTGGGGATGATGGTGTGTAAGCATGACGTTGAGGTAAATGCGTGATGAGAAAATATTTCCCTTATTGTGGAAGCAACGAGCACTCCATAAAATATTGCCCAGCTACATGGGGAGGACAAATGAATAGAGCAAAGTTGCATTGTTCTTTCTGTGGAAGCAATAAACACACAGCAGAATATTGCCCTAAAACTTTTGGTGGGATGGGAAAGAGAAAAAATGACCCTGATGGAGATTTCGTGGACTGAGAATTAAATAATCTGGGGACGCAGACGCTGACAGCAATAAATTCAGAGATATTTGCAAAGCAGAAAGCCTTATTTTTGAATACAGAAAGCACAGAACGGATTTTCTGCGCTGGATGAATGAAAAAACAACGGGGGGCGGGAAGCGAAATAAAGCGGTGTAAACCTCTGGTTGGAGGGAAGGAAAAGAAGATGGATAAGAAACGCATTTGTGAAAACCTGAAATTGGCACGGGCAAAAGCTGGAATGACGCAAAAACATGTTGGAGATGCGGTGGGGGTGCCAGATTCCACGATACGAAAATATGAGAGCGGAAGATTAACCCCAAAAATCGAAACCATAGAAAGATTGTCCGTAGCAATCGGCATTTCTCCATTCCAAATACTCGAAGGGGTTTTTGACAAGGGAGGTGAGCCGCCAAATTGTTGACATACCAAGATTTGCTTGACTGCGGCCAGGACGAACGACGCCGCATGGACTTCATCCGTTCGGCGGTGAGCCAGCACAAGTCCAGCAACCTATACAAAACTGCCGTTGATGCTCAGTTGTACTATGAGGGCGAAAACCCCACCATCACAAAGTACGAAAAGGTTATCTACGACTTGCAGGGCCGCGCCCATGTGGATATGTACACCGCAAACCACAAAATCAAGAGCAGCTTTTTCACGCGGAATGTAGACCAGCAAACTGGATATCTTCTTGGGAATGGTGTAACTTTCAACGATACCGCCATAAAGGACAAACTGGGAACACAAGATATCCCGTTCGATCAGCAGGTGAGCTATGCGGCAGAATATGCGCTGATTGGCGGCGTGTCGTTTGGCCTCTGGAACATGGACCACATTGACGTGTTTGAGATTACCGAATTTGCCCCGCTCTACGACGAAGAAAACGGCGCGTTGATGGCTGGTATCCGTTTTTGGCAGGTTGCGGACGATAAGCCGTTTCGGGCCACGCTGTATGAGATAGACGGATATACAGATTATATCCAGCGGCGTGGGGAAGATATGGTGCAGCTTTCGGCAAAGCGAAAATACCGCGAGTTTGTCAAAAAGTCTGTGGTGGACGGCACGCAGATTTACGATGGGGAGAACTGTCCCGACTTCCCGATTGTTCCGCTCCAGAACAACAAACAGTGTCGTTCCGCCCTCTGCGGGAAGCGAAACACCCTGGACGCATTCGACCTTGTTAATTCCAATATGGTCAACAACGTCGATGAGGGCAACTTAATCTATTGGGTGCTCTCAAACTGCGGCGGGATGAGCGACATGGACGATGCGAAATTCCTCGACCGCCTGCGGACGCTCCATGTGGTTCACACGGATGATGACGAAACGTCTGTAACGCCTCATACCATCGAAGCCCCTGTTGATGGGACGATTGCAAGCAGCGATAACTTAAAAGCCCAGCTCTATGAGGATTTCCAGATGTTCAATGCGGCGGCTGTGACCGCCGGCAACCAGACCGCAACCGCGATTTGGGCCACCTATGAGCCACTTGACCTCAAAACAAACAAGTTTGAGCGGCAGGTTACAAAGTTCATCAACGGGATTCTGAAACTGGCTGGGATTCAGGACAAGCCGTCATACACCCGCGATAAGATTATCAACAAGCTGGAGGAAACCCAGGTTGTCTTGATGGGTGCGGAATATGTAACGAGGGAGTACATCGCCAAAAAGCTGCTGACCATCTGGGGCGATGCCGACATGGTGGAGGATATCTTGGAACAGCAGGCGGAGGACGATTTGAGCAAATTTACCCCGCCGGACGATGGCGGCGGCGATGATGGTGCGGGAACACAAAGTGCTGATGAGGCTATAGACGCCGCTGAGGAGGCTGTGGGCAAGACCCTTAACGGCTCCCAGACATCCAGCCTTATCACGGTGATAAAAGGCCTCAAGAGCGGCGATATCACCGAGGGACAGGCCGTGCGGATTCTCACAACGTCCATCGGCGTGACGCGCGAGGAAGCGCTGGCGATTATAAGGGGTGAGGAATGATAACAAAACAAGAAAAAGTCGTGGTATCGGCATATACAGGCGTTTTGATGCGCGATTTTTCCGATGTGCATAAGTACATCGAGGAGAAATTGGGCAGACCCGTATGGACACACGAAATTGTGTCCTACAACGTGCAGGAAGAAATCAAAAGGGCCACAAAGCCGGATTTTCTTGCTCTGTGTGGCGAGGAATGATGTGCAAATTCTGCGACCCAAAAATAGGAGAAGATTTTTATATAGGCGAAACGCACCTCCCATACATAAGTCTTACTCTTGAAAATTCGTATGGTCAGATTACCATACGAGCAATAGGAAGCAACCACGAAGCTTATTATCCAAAATACTGCCCAGAGTGCGGGAGAAAATTGACGGATGAGGACACCTGACCACGCCCACCTCCGCGCCGACAAAGAACTGTTGATTTTGATGTAAAGCGATATGGAAAGAAAGCTGAGGAGAAATAAAAATGTTAAAATGCGGTATTTGCGGTTGCGAATTCAACGCAACAATCGAAAAGCATTATATCTCAAGGGAGAAAGGAAAGGTGGGGCTTGCGGCTATTTCTGGCGGCGATGAAGCGCTTGAATATGATACGTTCGATTGCCCGCAGTGTGGATGTCAGTTCGTAGCACAACCCAGAAAGCGGAAAGTAAATGCGGAAGCCTGACGAAGCCCACATATGGACAGACGAAGAACTCTCCAAGCTGGAACGGCGCATTGCCGCCGAATACAAAAAGGCCGCTGAGGAATTGCAAGAAAAGGCTGACGCCTACTTTGAACGGTTCAAGGAACGGGATAAGGCTCAAAAAGCGCTGATTGGCACCATCGTCAACGGCAGGGAGTACACCGTTGAGGACTACAAGCAATGGCGGCTTGCGCAGATAGGCCGAGGGAAGCGGTTCGAGGCCTTGCGGGACAGGCTGGCGGAACGGCATACCAGGGCCAACGAAGTGACCGCTGCCTACATCAACGGTGATATGCCGAAAATCTACGCCATGAACCACGCCTATACCATACAGAACGTAAAGGGACAGGCGGACGGCGCTCTCGACGAGATAGATTTTTCCCTGTTTGACGAACAAACCGTGAAACGGCTTTTGGTTAAACAGCCTGACCTTATGCCTTACTACCCGCAGGAACGGGCTGTCAATCGCGGAATTGATTTGGCCTATGGGAAGCGGCAAATCACCTCTGTTGTCACCAGCGGGATTTTGCAGGGGCAGAGCATCAACCAGATGGCCCGCCATCTGATGGGCAGGGTAACGGACATGAACCGAACCAGCGCAATCCGTGCGGCCCGTACCGCCGTTACTCAGGCCGAAAACGCGGGGAGACAGGCGGCGGCGGACGAACTGGAAAGCAAGGGCGCAATCCTTCAAAAAAGATGGGTTGCGACGCACGACAACAGAACGCGTCATTATCACATCGAAGCGGATGGCCAGACTGTTGACAACGATAAACCGTTTACCGTTGGTGGAGAAGAATTGATGTTCCCAGGTGACGGGAGCATGGGGGCGAGCGGTTGGAATTTGTATCAGTGCCGTTGCACCAGGGTAACGGAGATTATAGGGTTCAAGTCGATTCTGACCGACGAACAGCGCAAGCGGGCGAATATAAGGGTGGGGTAAGCTATGGAATCAATCGTAGTACATATCGAGGACAACAGCCAAGAGGTGCTTGACGCACTCAAAAACGCTGTGGAGCGCGGCGCAATGGCAATTGGAGAGGCGGCGGTTGCCCACGCCAAAGACAATATTACAAGGCAAAAAGCGGTTGATACGGGCCACTTGCGGAACAATATAGCCTATATGGTCAAAGAGGAATGAGGTGGTGTGCTGTGGTTGTTATTTACGTCGGGACAAACGTTGAATACAGCCCGTACTAAACGTGGAGTTAGGGACAGGCCGATACGCCTCAACAGGCGGCGGCACCACAAAGCCAAGCTGGGTATATAAGGACGAATTTGGGAACTGGCACCGGGCGTACCCGCAAAAACCAAGGCCGTACCTCAAGCCCGCTGTCGCTGACCACGCACAGGAATATTGGGACATTCTGCGGGATTCGCTGCGGAATGCTTGACCCATGTGCAGCAGTACAAGGGGATTATCGAGAGGGAATTGAGAAGTGGATAAGATAATCAGAAGGCTACTCATAAACCAGTCGCATTTGGCCAACATACTGAAAATTATAATGTCCGATGTTTTTGAGTATCATTGCAATAGTTTAGATAGCGTGATATCCAATAATGAGAAAATTCTTGAAGAGTTGGATAAAATCGACAAGAAAAAGAAAAAAACAAAATGAAAGGAGGCCCCCATGCAAGTAACATACAACGGATTTACTGGGAAACTATTGGAGTTGAAGCGAAAAGTTTCCAGGGAATTTAATGCAGTTGAGTACAAAACAATTTTGTATTTTGAATATGATCTTTCTATCTACGACAGCGAGAAGCAAGTTACCCACTCCTTCACCAGCGTAAAGCTGAAAGACGTGAAGTTTCTAGGCTGGGAGGTTTCGTTCAAATGATCTGGTATTTTATCTTAGGCGCGGTGATTTTCGCCGTAGGCTCCTTGTTTGGCGCGGCGGTTGCTTTGGCTGGAAAGTCATCGAAAGAGAATGGCGGGGAAAAATAGCCGAAAGGATTGATTCAATGTTAGTGGAAATTAAAAAATTTGGACGTGAGGAGCGGGCTATCTGCACCAGCCTGGACGTGGCGGAGACGTTTGGAAAAGAACACAAAAACGTCCTGCGTGACATTCGGGAGCTTGGATGCAGCGAGAAATTTAATCGGCTCAATTTTGAGCCGATCTCCTACACCGACACCATGAACCGGAAACAGGAAGCTGTGGTCATGACCCGCGACGGGTTTACCCTCCTAGTAATGGGCTATACCGGCGAACTGGCAATGAAATTCAAAGAGGCATATATAAACCAGTTTAACGCAATGGAAGCCGCCCTTCGAGGCAAGATGATTGAACGTGAGAAGGGAATTGCAGTTCGGCAGTCTCTTACAAAAGCATTGCAGCAATCAACGGAAGATGTTCGGATGCACGGGCATGCCTATTCCACATACACTAACTGCATTTACAAAGTCCTGTTTGGCATGGACGCGAACAAACTGCGGGACAAGTTCGGAATCGGGAAAAAGGACAGCTTGCGGGACTGTTTCACGCGGGAAGAACTGCGGGCAATCCAGTCAATGGAATGCCTTGTGAGCGGCCTTGTTGACTGCGGCTGGGAATACGAAAAAGTAAAATCATTCATTCAGCAAAACAATTCTCTGAAACAAATTGCAGCATAAATCATTATCCACAAAGCTGAGCATAAGGACTGAGCGTGGACATTCATTCCAGAAATGGAGTGTTTGTTCACGCTTTTTCTTTTGGTAAAACCCGCAAAGGAAAGCGGTTTTATACAACACATTCTAGGGCAGCACCCGTAACAGCGAGAAAGGATGTAAAACATGGCAGATTTTGAAAGCATCATCAAGACCCACACTGGCGAGGATGGAAGCATCCCCGCTGACGCTATCGCGAAGTTGGTAA